CTTAATGTAATGTAGTTAGCTGGGTTATTTGCTTGAGCTGGATTGGTTAATGGATAACCATGGGCAGAAGCAAAAGTAAATGTTGCTTGGCTATTAATACCCGTACCAACAATAGTTGAAATTGCTGGAGTTGCCGTAGCAATAGTTAAAGAAGTAATTGTTCCACCAGTTGCTGTAGTAATGGTATTGTCAAACTGATCTGTACCAACTGCTCTCATGCGGAAAGACATGGCTGGGAAGCGAATAGCATTAGCACCAATTGTACGTGTTTGTAATGCAGCATAGTTACCATAAGAGTAGGTAAATCCACGCTGTTTATCAATACCGCCTTCAATTAATACGGAAACACCATAGTGAGTCATTACTGAAGATGCGGCAGAACCGCTATCGCGCTGTTCATAACGAACTGGCAAGTTACCAGTGCGGCTCCAAGGTTTAACTTGGTTTACGCCGTTTACAATTCCGTTACCGGTACCTACTTGGTGAAGAATCCAAGGTTCGCCATCAACTACTACGCCCCAACGTAACGCGCCGGCACCGTACCAAGCGTATTCCACCCAAATCATTTGGACTTTAGTAAAGTCAATCGCATTGGCAATATTTTTATTTCCATTCCATGCTTCAAATGGAATTACTGTATCTACCGGAACGCCACCAGAATCTGAACGAATTACCGCAAACATTGCATAAGGATTACCAGCGTATGGTGTGCCTTGCTGCATGAAGAAAATACCGTTTGAGTCATCAAAAATACCAACGCGTTGAAACTGACCTTGAACTGATGCGCCAAAGTTTACGTTAGATGCCATGTAAAAAGTTTTACCGGGCTGATAACGATGGTATGGGCGAGATTGACGAATGGTAATATCACCGGGCTGATTACCGCCGCCAATAGTCATTGTTACACCACCTAAACCGGGGTTTTGAACAATAGATGCTTGGCCTGATACGTTTTGTATAAATTGTTCCCAACGCAAAGGTTGAACGCCATATTCAAAGTCGGCATCATATATGTTTTGGGATTGTGAAACCTTGAGCTTACCTACAACGTCACGCAGACGCTGAGGAGCAATAAATTGTGCAGCACCATCAATACCAACCAAAGGTGTGGTAGAGGTCTGTGTTCCTAAACTAGCTGTTTGCGTACTAACTCCCGCGCCATTGCTGGGCGAGAAGAAATTCAATAAATTCCATGCACCTGACATAATATCTCCTTAAGTTTTAAAAAGGGAGCCGAAGCTCCCATTCGGATTATTAGTCAAAGTTACCATATGGATAAGTTGAACTATTACCAATATTTTGGTCTGTTTGAATATATCTAACAAAAATATTAAATTTACCTGATGTTGGCGCAGTTAAACCAAGTCCTAACATTTGAATGTTAGCCACTACTTGGCTAAAGTACGTTGGCTGTTGTCCGGGCTGAATGTTTTGCACATCTTGCAAAGTTGCTAAACAGTTTGCGTACTGAGTAGCCGTAAATGTAGCAGCTGTACGACCTACAGTAGAGGCGTTGTTAGCAGCAATACTTGCATAAACAGCACCAGTTGAAGAACTAATGAACTGATTGTGAATAAATACGGAAACCGAAGATGCTGTTGTAGCGCCTGCAGTTGGTGTAGCAATATAGTCAAAATCAATAGATTGAATTGTAGAAAACGCTGGTAATGTAAACACAACGCCACGGTTAATAGTAGAACCAACACCAGTAGTAACTGAGTCACCAGTAACGGTGGCTACGGTTGGTCCAGTTTGGCTATACGAAGCAACACCACCAGCTGTTACACCCGCCTGTGGGGCATAAAGAGTTGCAATGTTGTTAGGAATATTGTTTGGTGAAACATAGATTGTAGAAGCGCCAGAATATCCGGCAGTGCCGGGCGTTGTCACTGAAAAATCTAAAAAACAAGATTGTGTTAAAAGTGCGTAACCTACATCACGCTGTGGACCGAAACGGTTGTCGCCCGATAAGATTGGGCCTTCAAATGTACTACGTCCCATAATGGAACTCCTTATGCAAAAGAACTTAAACCGATCGTTGCATCGTCTGCTGGGGCAGTGGTGGTTTAAGTAATCACCCAGATACGTATTTATACACCAATTTTACTTTATATTCAAGAGTTTTGTGATATAGTGCATAGGTATGAAAACGTACCCATCACACAAAATTAAACAACCGTTAATAGATCCTAATTTCCAGCGAGCCCTTGTGTCATTTGAGGCTGGCCGTCCTCAAGAGGCAGCAATGGTTTGCGAATCTATTCTTCAAAAAAATCCAAAGCACGTTGATGCCCTCCACTTGATGGGCGTTATGCTAAGCAATAATAAGCAATACATCCAAGCCTTGGGATTTTTTAATGAGGCACTCAACCTTCATAATAAAAATGCCGTAATGTATAACAATCGTGCAAACTTGTTCATACAACTTAAGCAAGTTGAATTAGCTATGGATGATTTTGAGAAATCCCTTGCGATTAACCCTAAATACGCTGAGGCCTACTATAACCGCGGGATTGCTTTTGACGCCATTAATAAGACCGAAGAGGCAATTGAACAATATACTTTGGCGCTTAAATATAGGCCAGCGTTCCCAGAAGCTTTAAACAACCGTGGTATTGCACTGCAAAAACTCCATCGCATGGAAGAAACTTTGGCAAATTACAACCAAGCCATTAAGTTAAATCCCAATATGGTAGAGGCTTTTTATAATAACCGCGGCTTAGTTTTGCAAAATTTAATGCGTATTGATGAGGCTTTGGCCGATTATGACAAAGCTATTGAAATCAAACCCGATTTAGAAGATGCCCGATTTAATCGTTCTATGTGCTTGTTATTAAAGGGAAATTATGAAAAAGGCTGGTCTGAGCATGAATGGCGTTTTAAAAGAAATANTTACCCACGCCGTCATTTGCCCGGATTATTGTGGCTAGGTAAAGAAGNCATCAAAGGTAAAAGTATCTTTATCCATGGAGAGCAAGGTCTTGGAGATATGTTGCAGTTCTGTCGCTACGCCACTTTGGCCGCCGACATGGGTGCTAGGGTTATCCTTGGGGTAGAAAAGCCCTTAGCACGGCTTGCAAAGACGCTCAAAGGCGTAGACCAAATTGTAGTTACTGGTGACCAACTTCCGGCTTTTGACTATCAAACACCTATCTTAAGCCTGCCTTTAGCGTTTAAAACTACTGTAGATACCATCCCAAATCAACCTTATTTAACTCCGTTTCCTGAAGATGTGGAGAAATGGGCTAAAAAAATGGGTCCAAAAAACGGCAAATTGCGGGTTGGGATTGTTTGGTCTGGCGGTTATAGGCCGGATCAACCAGAAGTTTGGGCTGTAAATGAACGTAGAAACATTGAATTAGAGAAGCTAAAACCTCTGCAACTTGACAATGTTGAGTTGTATTCTTTACAAAAAGGTGAACCGGCTGAATCTGAATTGGCTGATTCAATAGGTTGGGAAAGTTTAATTAACTTTACCAGTGAATTTGGCGACTTTGCTGATACTGCTGCATTTATCCAAAACCTTGATTTGGTTATCGCGGTAGACACCTCCACGGCTCACGTAGCCGGCGCTATTGGAAAACCAGTATGGATGCTTAACCGCTTTGATACTTGCTGGCGTTGGCTCATGGACCGAACGGATAGCCCATGGTATCCAACATTTAAAATTTACCGCCAGCNAAAATTGGGTGACTGGGATTCTGTAGTAGAAAACGTGAGGAAGGATTTGCATGATTTATGTAATATCGCTAAAGAAAACACCTGAACGATTAGATAGCTTTAAAAAGCTAAACAGACACATTAACTTTGAAGTGTTTGATGCGGTGGATGGATCAGAATTAGAGTGCGTTGGCAACTACGGACATGGTGGTATGGGCAACGCCATGTCGCATATTGAACTATGGAAAAAATGCGCAGCTGGTAATGAAATGTTTACCATTTGTGAAGATGATGCCATATTGCACAAAAACTTCAATGATGTTTTATACAATTTAAATGTTATGAATCCCTATGACTTTATTTGTTGGGGATGGAATTTTGATGCTCATCTGTGGGCCAGCCCAATGCCGTTTTTGAGTCCAATACAGATGGTTTTCAATCAAGATAGCATGAGAGCAAATAAACAAAATTACTTAGAGCATCCCATAAACTATACATTAATGCGTTTGCATTTATTTAATGGCACATTCTGTTATTCCATCACTCCCGCGGGCGCGAAGCAGTTTTTAGATATTTGTTATCCATTAAAGCCGGTAGTTGAAATAACAGTACCTAATGCCGGAACATGGCAAATTTCACCAGCTGGATTGGATTCGGCTATGCCAGAGGCTTATCAGCAAACCAAAAGCGTAGTTTGTTTTCCTCCCCTCGCCTTATGCGACAACGATCACTCTATAAGTACAGTTCAAAATGATTAAATTAAACTTAGGTTGCGGTGGCAACATAATCCCCGGATACATCAATATTAGCTATGACGAAGGTAAAGAGGATAGCGAATGGTACAAAAACCATGACCTGTCCAAAGGAATTCCATATGACGAAAACACGGTGGATATGATTTACCATTGTCATTTTTTGGAGCATCTAAGTTATTTTGACGGCATTAATCTTTTAAAGAATTGCTACAAGGCAATGAAGGAGGGTGCTATTATGCGCATCCTAGTGCCTGATTTAGAGCTATGGTGTATTAAATATTTGCAGCATGACAGGGAGTTTTTAGATGCCTATAGAACTGCATTTTTAGGCCCATTCTATCCAACCGATGGCGCTATCTTTATGGGAATGTTACACAACCATGGCCATAAGATGGGATGGGATTTTGATACNCTGGAGTTTTTTTTAAAACAAGCCGGTTTTAAAGATATTCAAAAGACCTACTATCAAGAAAGCAAAATAGAAAACATTGAAGAGTTAGAGCCTGCTAATATGGGTCGTGCTCTGGAGAGTCTTTGTGTGGAGTGTGTGAAGTAGCATGGATGTCTTTCCAGCCTAATTTATGTTCTGCCAGTAAATTAAAAAACTGATCTTTCTCCATCCACTCTCCGTGTATGTCTTCGCCAAACGGGCCGGCAGAATGATTTTCAAAAGCGTACTGTGCATGGACATCGCAGCCTTCTACCAGCTTGAATTTATTGTACTGACCTAAAACCACCATTAAACAAAATACTTCAATAGTATGCGATTCAGAAGAAATGTATGGTGGGCGGATACCGTTTTCAAATAAATGTTTTAATAAAATATGGTCGTAAAACTCTATGTCAATTTTTATGTAATAGGGTTTGCCATGCTCATTTATTAACTGAATAATATTTTTGGCCGGCACCGTAGTTTNATGGTATCTACCCTCATCTTCGGAAGGTTTTCCCATTCGGCTACGAACTNGATCATCACAAATATAAAAATTAACTTCTNATTTATTACACACAGTTAAAGCGCAATGCTCTAATACCAATTTTCCTGATTCAATATCAGATTGAAATTGATTCTTTATCTGCTCAATTAATGCGGGATTTGCCTCAACTGCTACTACTTTATCTGCTTTAGATAGGTAATAAGCAAGGTTTTGTCCTTTATTGCAGCCTAGGTCGTATATTATTTTCAAGATTTTTCAAGAAATTTCTGGATTTTTCAAGCGCTTCTTTGAGCTGAATATTGATATCAAAATAGCGGAATACTTCCATTATGCCATCTTTAACATAAGGGTCAATAAACATATGGTCGCGTGGAAGATCTTCATAATCTCCCATCCAAACCATAGTGGGGATTTTAAGCATAGAACTCATGGTTTTGAATGAACTATCGCTGGCAATCATGGCATTGCACTGGCTTACGTAAGATAGACTTGTTGCTATGTTTTCGTGACAAACAAACTTCAAATTATATCTTTGATTGATGTTAAAACTTTCAATTTCTTCTTTAGAGCCAAACAAAATGACATTGTAGTCTTTTGATAACAAGCCCTCTAAGGCCTCTATGGGTAAGTTTTTAGTACACAATTTCATATGCTTTTGCATATTAATTGAGAACTGACTGCCCCCCAGATGAACCCCAACTACGGGTTTACCATCATTAAACAATGGAAACATAAATTCAAATGGATTAAATTCAAAATACTGGGATCTTGGGCAATAGTGCAATTGGCAATTTTTAGTTAATTTTGCCAAATGGTAGTTTTGCTTTTCCATTGTGTTAAAGTAAACTAACTTCTCTGGCACTAGCTTTAGGTAACTTAAAAGCTCTTCGGCACCTTTGAAATGGGCAGCCATTACAAACGGCTCTTTGTTATTCAATAGAAATGGCAAATGCTGTAAGAAGTCACCAATTCCGCCGGACACAAAATAATAGGTAGGTATTTTCATACCCATAGTATATAACAAAAAACCCCGCCTTGTGAGCGGGGCTTTNGTAGGTTTATACGATTAGTATGAACCGTAGATTCCCAAAGGATCAGACCAACCAAAGGAATAACGCTCGCGAGACTTGTAACGGACGTTACCAGTATCAAAGTCGCCATCCATAGAGTTCTGGAGTGGGGTACGAACAAAGTGCTTCAAACCATTAGGTACATCAGTAATCAAGAACCATGCATTGGTAGCGGTCAAGAAGTGGTTGATGCTGTAACCTTCTGGAACGGAACCGTTGTTCTTAATTGCATTGATGTCGTTGTTGTTTGTACCAACACGGAGTTCTGTCTCTAACAAACGAGTAGCAACGAACTGTAGTGCTGGTGGAACAATCAACTTACGTGGCTTAGCAGCGATCAACAGACCACGCTCATCAGTCCATGCAGCGATTTGAATAACAGCATTTTCCAATGCGGTTTCATTCAAGTCAGCAGCAGTAGCTGGGGCGTTGCTGTTTGTACCACCGTTAACCAATGGGTGTGAGCTGTTTAACAATGAAACACCATCACCGCCAGTGTAGGCAGCGTTGAAGCCATTGTTAAGAACTGCAGCAGCTTTAACCTGTTTGGTGTAAGCCATAGCGCGAGCTAAGCCTTTGGTATAGCGAGCAGATAAAGAATCATAGAGGTTGTCCTCAATTGCTTCTTCAGTCAAGCTAAAGCCAAGAGCGATAGTCTCATGGTTGTAACGTGCTGTCCATGCTTCTTGAGCATTGTCATAAGCGATGGCTGTGCCTTCACCCTTGACTGGTGCTGCAGAGAAACCTGACAGTTTTGTTTCTTCTTCAAAAGAACGCTCAGAAGTCTCAGTTTCGTAGATCTCTTTGTGTTCTTCGCCGTAACGAGCATACTCAAGTCCGAACAATGCGTTCAGGCCGGGCAGGAGCTCTTTTAATAGTTGTGCGCGTGAAATAGCCATTTAATTAGCTCCTTATACTGTTACTGCTGGGCCAGTGGCGTTGTAATACTCATGGATNGCGAAGTTGAACTTAACCAAAGCTTCGGGATATTGAGTAAACACCAATGTGCTTGACGCAGGAATTGTTAAACCAGTTGAACCAGTGCCTTGTGGTGAAACAACGGTGCCGGGGGTAGTATTCAAAACAACTGAAGTAGTACCAGCAGCAGCATATGTTGCAACATAAACACCAGCNCCAACGTATTGACCGTTAGATGCCAAATAACCAACTTCAGTACCAACCACTAAAGCGGAAGGCAATGCAGCAACGGTTAATGTAGCAGTACCGCCACCACTTGTTAAAGTAGTAGTAGTTTGGATAGCTGTATCACGAACCAAGTCAACTACGCGCAAGGCTAATGTAGAACCGTTGCTAACTGCAGCAGCAGCACCAGTGTATACGCCATTGAGTGAGTCGCCTGTGTTTACGTTACCAGCTTGGTCGGAACCAGCTACGTTTGCACCNATCATTGCGGTTGCAAAAGAACCAATAACTGAAGTACCAGTAGTAGANACTGCAACAGCCTTAAATACGGTATCAGGATCATCGGTTACAACTGCAAATGCATCACCGGCTAAAGTGTTTGCTGGCCAATATTGGTTGAAACGCTTTTGCTTGGTGACTGGATCTGTGTAAGAACAGCCTAAGAAAATGCCTACTACGCCGCTATTTGGAGCACCAGTAACTGCGCTGGCGCCGGTTGTAACGGTTGCTCTAACAGCGTAACCACGCTGAATCGCTACGAAATCACCGTAATAAATATTAGTTGCAAAGTTGTACTGGATTGGTAACAAACGTGTGGATCCAGAAAAAACTTGACCGCCAATAAGATTTACAGGCTTTAATCCGTAGGGAGCTGGAATAATTGGATATGCCATTTAAATCTCCTTAAAATTAATTTCCTTTTCCAAAGCTACTTGTGGATTTACGCTCATTAAAGAGTGGCATCCGCGGGTCGCTTTGGCGCATTAAACTGTTGTCTACAGCATCCGTTTGGTCTTGTGTTTGCTTGGCTTCATACTCTGCCCGTGCCTGCACAAATTCCTCTGGGATCTTGCATAACAACAATCCGCCAATCTCAATATTCTCTGGGTAGCGACTATTGGGATCAACTAACAGTTTAAATTTAGGTTGTTCTTCTGCTCTTACTGGCTCATAACCTTCTCTGATTTTTGCAGAGATATTACGAGGATCAGCAGTGTTCAATAAAGAAACTCTAATCCAACGGTAAGCAAAACCAGCTTGTTTATCTGGTTCCGGCAACAATTCTGGTGGGCGCCACTGTTTAGGGCTTTCAGACTGTTGACGATNNCTTACTTCACGGGGAATTCTTGTATTAGCCATTTTGGGACTCCAATTTAGTTAGTTCCATCGCATATTGCTCTGGAGAAAGTTTGAATTTCTTCGCCAAAGCGAGCTGCGTTGCCGTTAGCTTTACCTTTTTTGAAGATGTAGATCTGGTGGCAGGAGCAACTACCGTGCTAAGTTTTTTAACAGGCTCTTTGGTTCCTGATTCCTCAGAGTTTGTGGTCTCTTCGGCNGCGCCCAGTTTTTCTGGGAAGCGTTTTTGCATTTCAGCGTCAATGACTTTGTAGTAATGGTCAGAGCCGATTGCGACTCCTTCTTTTTCTAACCGTTTATGAACTCCTAATGCTAGGAAACTCATATCGTCATCAACCCCATACCATGGGTTCTTGTCCAACCATGCTTGGGTTTTTGAATCCAAGCGTTGTGGTTGTGGCTGTTGCTGTATTTTTACATCATTTTCCTCATTTTGTAAAGTCTCTTCATCGTACTGGGGCTTGTAACGCTCCATTTCGTTGAATTTCATCCTTACATCAGTGAGTTTTTCTTGTGCTTCTGCAAGACGATCTGAATCTCCAGAATCATAAGCCTCTTTAAATTCACGTTTTGCATCATTTAATTCACGGGAAATATTCTCTTTGGCGGTAGAAACATACACTTTTTCCCCATTAGACAAACGTCCTTTGAGTTTTTTGTTTTCTTCTATCATCAAATTAGCAACCCGCAAAGCTTCTTGCTGTTCGCGCACGGCGGCTTCTTTTGCCCGGCGCTCATCGTTCATTACTTTTTTCATTTGTAACAAACGCTGTTTTGCTTCTTTTGAGTATGCTTCTAAGTCATCATTGTCAATTTCATCAACGATTTCTCTAGGCATTGGGGTGGAATTAGCGCGATCCTCTTCAGGAGTATCGTCTATAACCTCTATTTCTACTTTATCTGCTGAATCCTCTATTTCGTCAGGAAATTTGAATTCTTCTTTGTCAAATTCGGCCATATTATCTCCTTAAACTCTAGTAATACCGCGGGGGTCTTGCACAATTCCCTCTACGGAGTCATCGTTAATGATCCTAAACTCTCTGCCGTGGATTTTGAGTCTGGTTCCGGTGTTTGGCCGGGCCAAAATAAAATCACCCACTTTACACCATGGGCCATTAGGGAAGCGAGCTGGGTCTTTGTAACAATCTGGTCCCATTTTGACAACAAAGAAGACCGTAGATAGGACTTCTTCAAAATGGAGCGTGGTATCGGCCTTAATAATTCCGCTTTCATACGTTTTTTCGGCGTCTGGAAGGGCGCAAAGGATGCGATAACCTACTGGTTCAGGTAATTGTTTGGCTTTTTCTTCGTCTGTTTGAGGCAAAGTAGTTACTGCGTTTACATCATCGGGGTTTGAGCCGATTAGTATTTCACTCATCAAAATTCTCCAAGTTTTTTTGTAGGTCTGTTATGTACAACCGCACGGAAAGAAGACCTGTAATCTGTCCGCACGTTTTTTGGTACTCGGAATAGTCTTTGGCTACACCTGTACCGAGTGATTCTTCAAGATTTCTTACCTTTTGATCTACTTGTTTGAGTAAATGTTCTAGGAGTTTCTCTTTCATTCTTTACCTTTAGGTTTTGGTTGATTTTGTGATGCTTTTTGCACTTCTAATTGGGCTTTTTGTTGTCCAATTTGAGCACCTAGTTTCATTCCTTCTAGGCGTTGCTTAGCATCAAGGGTTTCTTTGTCTGCTTTTGACTTAGCACCCACTTGCATACCAGCAATTTCTTTCTGAGCAGCGATGCGTTGCTTCTCAATTTCCATCTGATCGGCTTTAGCCGCGGCATCGGTTTGCATTTTCTTCTGCTTGATGTCAATTTCCTGTGCCTTAAGCTGCAATTCTTTGAGCTGCATCTGAATAACAGGGTCGTTTTGCGCTTGTTGTGCTTGTTGCGCTGCAATAGCATTTTGGTTTTGACCCAAAAGTTGTTGCGCGGCTGGCACTGCCATGCGGGTAATCTGCTGTTCCATCTCTGGAGACAAGCCTTCTGACATATCTTGGAAGTTTGGAATGTCCATTCCCATGCGTTGCTCTATCTGACGCTTGTATTCCATGCCTACGTGCTCAGTAATATGGGCTTGCATCGCTGCCATCATGGCCGGCGCTTGAGGATTTTGACCCATAATCTGTTTGATCTTGGGATCATTCATTGCTGCCATGTGGATTTGGATATGTGCTTGATGGTCTTGGTACATAAAAGCTTTGACTGGCTTATTNGAAAGCACATTCATATTCTCTGTGACCGGATCAACGGGNTGCATATCGTCTTGCATTGGCACTAATTTCTCGGCATTTTTAATTCCAAGNACGCTTAACATCTGGCGGTGCAAAAATGGCAAGTTATAAAGTTGTGGCGCGGTNTGGGCTAACTGCAATACAGCCTGATACTGCACAACCTTNTGGCTCATAGTCGCGGCATTAGGGTCAGAGACCGGAATGACGGTAACCATGGAGTAATCTTTTTTGCGCGCTTTACGATTGCCTACATCGGGTTCGTAAGAATATTCTTCTGGCGCATAGTCCGCAATAATGCCTTTGAGTAACTTAAACTCTTGTTTCATGGCGTAATGGATACGCGCTTGAATGGCTGACATTACTTTCAAAGTACGCTCAAGAATAGCCAAGGTAGTTCCAACTGGGGACTGGCTAGACATATCAGATACTTTTAAATCGCCAGCAGATGCAAACCGGCGGCCATCGTCAATGATTTGATTGAGCAGCTGGATTAATGTCTGGCTTGGTTCTTTGTATGGCAATGGCATGATGTTATCTTTCATCGCGCCACTAGGTACATCTACGTCTCTAAACTCGCCCGGTGCAATAGGCGTATCGTCTCCTTTTACTCGCAACCCACGGGTCTTAAAACCACCCGGCAGATTGGCAAGTGATCCAGCGTCAACCAGCTGACGGAGGATAGAAGTCCCAGACTTAGCGAAAGCCCCAAGTAAATGAACAATACCGAAATGATAAAAACCAAAGCCCGGAATATAACCATAATGAACGAAATGCTGTCTCTTTTGATGTTTCTCATCATCTGGCTCCCAGTTGCGGCGAATTGCTAGAATCTTATTGGTGTTCTTTTCAATCGTCACCACATAAGGCAGGGCGATACCGGTTGGCTCGCCACTATCGTCTTTATGCTCATATCCTTCTAAGTCAAGGTCTACGTGCATTTCTAAAATTTTNAAACGGTCATCTGTTGTTGCTTTAAAGCCTAGCTTTTCAGCAATTTTCTTTTCAATCTCGTCCATGACATTNACAGGATCACCNAAATCTATATCGCGGTAAAAGCCGGCCACTTGNAGTTTACGGACTTCGTTTTCGGTTTTACGCATGACATGAGTAATACGCTCAGCTGATTCAAGGCTAGATGCGCCATAAGGAACCACTAAGTCATCAGCAGTGACGTACATGGATACTTGACGATCTAAGCTGGTGTCAACGTATACCTTCTTAAAACCGTTACCTGATAAACCCATACCCCATAACATACGCTCATGTTCTGGGCGGTATTCGTGCATGACATCAGTTAATTGATAATTCATGTCATCTTGAACACGGGTAGCAGCTTCTTTTTTCTCTGGTGTTTCTTTACCAATGATTTGAGTTCTAACCGGGCCAGATGCTGGGAAAGTTTCCATAATGGTTTCAGACTGGAACTTAACGACAGCTTCGGCTAGGATGGGGTGATAGACACCGCAAGCACCTTCCCATGGCTCGGCACGTTCTTCAATCTTCAATCCCAAGAGCTCTAAGCCATCAACATAGGTTTGAATCCAATCTTTACGTGAAGCAATGTCACCTTCAAAATCGGCAACCAAATCGCCGGCTAAGGTTGTTAATACAGATTCGGATAACTCTTCAGCAAGGTTGGCACTAAAGTCATCTTCCTCTACATCAATATCTACTTCTATATCTTCTGGTGATATCAGTTCAACTTGAATGTCTGGTTCAATTCCAATAGCCGCAATCCCTTGTGGGGCTTCGTAAAGTGCTTTATCAATTGCCATGTTTAATCCTTGTTAATAGTAGGCTACTTTTCTGCGAAATTCTCTAGGTTCATCTGGTTCATCGCTAGGGAGTGGTATAAAGCCGCCGCGTCTAAAACGCAGCAACGCTTGGGTTGTAGAGTCCACTAAGTCATCGTGGTCTGAGTTGGGGAAGGCGGCCATTTCTTCTATGACTTCTTCTGCCCATCGTTTGGATGGAGCCCATACCTTGCCAGACGCAAACAGGTCTGACACGGAGTTCACTCGGCTGATTTTATCATTACCCCTTGTAGGTGTAAATTCTTGTACGGGGATACCCATACGGCGCAGCTCAAATATCAATGGCGCTCCTGATGCTTTGGCTTCCACAATAAACGCATCGGGTGTCCAGTCTTTGTAATACTGCATGGCTCTTTCTTTTAAAACCGGAAACTCCATGCGCTCTTTGACTGCATCTAGCAAAATGATGTTGGCATCATTGGGATCTTCGTTTAAATAAAAGACTCCCCAAGTGGTGCAGGCGGAATAGTCCGCGCGCTCGGATTTTGTAAACGCGGTATCCCAAGACTGGATTACAAACTCACATGGAGGCGGGGCATCTTTTTCCCAGATCTTCCACCATTCGCGTTTGACTAGCGCACCTTCTTCGCTGGTTGGGTCTTGCTGATACTGAGCCTGCCATTTGGATAGTGGCAACTCTTCACGTAATACTTCAAGTTCTTTNAGATCCCAGAACTCTGGCCATAGGGATTTACCCGTAGGAAGGATTGCTGGCAGACTTATCATCTCCCATGTATCNCCATCTTTGTCTACTGCTGATTGTAAAATNTTTCCGGTCAAGTCACGCTTTGACCAGCGGGTCATTACGACAACAATTGAACCACCCGGTTGTAGACGTTGGCGCGGGCCTGATGTATACCACTCATACACTTTATCAAATACTGAAGGGTCGCCAGCAGCCAAGGCGGCCTCTTGCTCAGAGTGTGGATCGTCAATAATGAGCAGATCTGCTCCTTTACCAGTAACAGTACCGCCGACACCAATAGCAAAATACTCCCCGTTGCCATTAGTAGACCAGCGGCCAGCAGCCTTAGAATCTGATCTAAGAGCGACATTTGGGAAAATCTTGGCATACGTTTCTCCATCTACAAGGTTACGAACTTTACGGCCAAAGCCAACNGCAAGCTCGGCNGTNTTAGAACATTGAATAATTTTNTTATTAGGGTATTTACCTAGAAACCAAGCAGGCAATAAGTAAGAAGCAAATTCAGACTTAGTATGGCGAGGAGGCATATTAATAATGAGACGCTTGATTTTTCCATTTGCGATATCCTCAAATTTTTTTGCCATCAGGGCATGGTGACGGCCAGAAATAAAACCCGGCCACATCGTTTTTACAAACGTCATAAAGTCATTACCACCCTTCTCACGAAGAATAGCGTTCTGATACTGGTTCGCCATCACCAACAAATTTTCTTTGTCGCCGGCAGGAAGCGAAGCTATCAGTTCTTCTAAATTCACTCTATATCCCTAACTCGTAGGTAGGCAGGACGGATAGACCGGGCTTTACGTGCCACCCCTTTACAGATNCCTAGCTTGACTAACATNTNCATTTTGCGGTTGACGTTGCCCCGACCTTTCTCGCCGGTGATTCTCATCACATCNTCTATAGAGGGTCCAAAGCCAAAGCGCTTCCACCACTCGTCAATAATCAAAAATATTTCTTTTTGTGCTGGTGTCATTTTTTTACTCCCCCCCGCCATTTTCTGTGGGATTTGATAAGGGGGGTGTTTCACGTGAAACATTCTCAGAACCCGGATGGGAATTTTGTACCCCCTCCCCGTCAAAATTTTGGGATTGTTTTTGTGGAATACTATGCAAAGGGCCAGCCCCTGAATAAATAGATTTTGGGGGTATGGGGGCGGTGGGGTCGTCTGGCTGCCCAAACTCTGAGGGCTCCAGTGCGTTAGGCTGCTGCGGATCATGCGGGACAGCATCTTCTATTGTGTCATCGGTGCTGACTGGTGCGGCATCAGGCGCGGCCAGCTCGGCCAGCAGCTCACTAGCTGATGTATCTATGGTCTGGGCGTCTGAGATGTTCTGACTGGCGAGTGCAAGGCGGATAGAAGTAAGTATCTTATCTCTCATCTGTTGCGGGTTATCTATCGTGACCAGTTCGCGCTGCTCAGTAAACAGCGAGACATCATTAAATTTGGCGATCAATTCCAGCGCTCTGATCTGTTGAGCGGGTGGATTGTCAGGGTTTATTGCGTGTTCTGTGAGTTTATGGATACAAAGCGCCCTTAAATGAGCGGGGGTCTGATATTTACTCGCCTCCAATGCCATCTTAAATGCCTCTGTCTGTGCCTGTATTGCGTCTCTCTTTGCCAGCTCTTGACCTTTACGGCTGGCCGTGGCCGGTTTGGCCTTACTCTTACGGCCATTGGGGCGTGACTGGCGATAGGCCTCGGCCTTAGTTTTACCTAGTGCCATCTGATAGGCAAACTCTTTTTGGCTGGCTGTCATCTTGGTTTGGCTGGCAGTAGTGGAACCCAGTAATACAGTCTCAATCGGCACGGCCTCTAGTCCGTCTTTTACTTGTTTACGGGTTAGCTTGGGAGGTTTATTCGTCATAGATATGGGTATTTGATAAGTATCTCATATCGTGGAATTGTAGCACTAACATACTATTGGTGGTATTGGTGTCTGTCTCTCTTTACTATCCGTAGTAACTGCTGAACTGATCCGCTCCGCTCTACCTAGCCGCGCCGTAGTTTTTCTCATATTGCGGAATGATTTAGGCTTGACAACTATTGCAACCCAGTCGCGCTGGGCAATACAATCGGCAGGTGACTCGCTCTTGTGTCACCTATTGATGTTTAACTATTGGAGGGTTTTATATGTTTGCTGTGAATCTTTACCTTGTAGATCGTGCCTATGGTGGCCGTGAGGAAGGCGGTTGGTATTACGATTGCGGCCAGCCTGAGCTGCACCCATTAAATAGGGTGTTTGAGTTTTACCCTGATGCGCAGGATTACTACTATCAGGTATGCAAGCCAGCCGAGACTGATCTCAACGAAGGCCGCGCCTCTATTTCGTCCGTGCTATCTGAGGGTGAATATCGGTTCATTATTGGCCACGATGGCGAGCAGCCCGCGCCATTCCCAGCTCAACGCCCACACTACGAATAAGGCCAGCCATGCAAAAAGAATATTTAAAACTCATTAAAAACGCCCTAGCGCGTGGCTTGACTATTTCCGTGTATGACGGGTATGACTGGGATCTCAAGCGCTCCTCTAGCTATAAAGACATTAAAGATTCTATTGAGAACCTAGAGATGGCCGAGCTGCGCTTACGCGATCAGGCCGGCCAGCCCGTAGGCTGGGCGATGATCATTCCAGACCTTGAACCCGATGAGACTGTCGCGGATTGCACTTATAACCAACTGATGCACGAACTACTCGGCTGGCGTTGGGAAGAAATAACAAACTGACGAGGCCATATAGGCCGAAACCAGCTCGCGCTGGTCTTTGTTTAACTAATTGGAGGTGTTTATGCAATACATAGAAACTAAATATTTAAGCCCTACTAACACGAAGGGCAGCCGCATTAAGGCCACAACCAGCTACGGGAAAGACTCTTTAATTGTTCCGTGGAATTACGGGCTTGAACTAGAGGAAAACTTCGCCCATGCTGCTATGAAGCTGGCCAAGCGTTTAGGCTGGACTGGTGAGTATGTTTGCGGCGGTTCTGAAAATGGCTGTGTGTTTGTCAATACGAGCCGATCAATAATCTACAACTGCGAAAGCATGAGGGAGGCTGCCTGATGTCTACATTGATCAATGACTTAAAACGCAATAACCCAGCATTGGCAGCCGACTATTTAATCGTAGGAAACCAGCCCGACTGGGCGCTCAAAAATATGGTGAAAGCGTTGAGCTGGTGCGAACTGCTTAATTCACCGCAGGAGGCTGCGCGACTGGCAGCAGCTAAGCGCATTTTAAAACGGAGGAAATAATGGATAAGTTTATTTTGCTTGACGACGATACAGTATTAATTAGGGCTGGCCAGTATGTGCTGGGTGATCCTTGCTATACAACTCCCGATGATGACTGGTTGCCCTTGCTGGAATCTTGCGACTACTTCAGGGGCTCACCAGTCGCCGACATTGGCGGCGGTAAAACCATTCTAGGGTTTGGCACTATGCACGGGGACGGCTGCTATTACGATAATTTTGGCAGCTCCTATCCAGTTGATGCGGGGCTGTTGGGTTTGGTTCCGATTGAATACGCCCAGCTTAACGAATGCAAGTTATACCCTGACCATATTGTCAATTTTGACAAGGACACCCGCGCAATAGATAACGGCGGTGGTCGCCTGACATTTGGGCAATACACCATCAACACGGATTACGAAATTTTAGAGGAAGACGAGGAATGAAAAAAACAACCACTACATCATTAAACAGGGTTTTAGATAGCTCGCCGCTTGCCTATGCTTTTACGATAGAGTCATTACTGCGTTTTAGTGACGAGGTGGCCGTGTCCAAACCTGAGGATTATCCCGAAAGAAGTCTAATCGCGCCTGAGGCGTGGATTGAGGCGGCTCAAAAGATTAAGCACATACTAACCAACTGATGAGCCCAAAAGGGCGAAACCGGCGTGAGCTGGTCTTGGTTTATTAACTAACGGAGGTTTACTATGTTTTATGTATATCAAAACACGAATACCAGCAGCATACCGATCGGGGAGTTTTCTAATCGGGATGAGGCGCTGGGTTTTATGGAAAGCCGCGCCCTAGAAAATTGGCGGGATGATGTGACAGGCTACGCGGTCAGGGATTATTTACTTAATATTTACGCGGAGTATGAGCTATGAACCCATTATTTAACGCGAAACAATCTGAGCATTACTTAACAATGGATTATGACTATCGCAGGGCAAATATCTACCACACGCAGGCGGGAGCGTATCTCGTTAAGTGTTTTGAGAATGGATATCACATCCCCGATTTAGATAGCAGCCTAAATCTACGCGAAAACGCTATGACTATGGCCGAATGTTTTGTTAGGGGGAAATAATGCAATTTTATTTCAACAGTAAACCGGTTCCGCGTGGGCTGGCTCGGATCATCTTCATAGATTGCAACCCCTATCTTGATAATGCGGAGGCTGAGGCGATTTTTAGAGGCGCCCAGTCTCTTACGGGCTCCAAGTTTAGGGCTCATCTTAGGGATTATGGGATAGAGGTAATACTATGAGAGAACTTAGGGAGCTGGTTTTGTGGGTACTGGTGGGCGTGGCCTCTTTGGCCGCGATTTACCTTTTTATTGTTTGTATGTTGGTTATTTAGGAGGAATGATGGCTAAATTAAACAGTTATGACATTGAAAATGAGTCTTGTCCTGAATGTGATTTTAAGGGTGAATTAACTTATAACAGTTATTGCGCGGCTTGCCATTGTGGTAATTGTGGTATTTGGGTTAATTTAAATGGTGAAATATTGGANNAGGAATGATGGGAATACATGACACTTTACTAACGAAAGTCCAAGAGGTTTATTTTGATTTATGCGACCTACTGGATAACAACGAATTAGATGATCGGATTGATGGTTTTCAAGAATTTGACAGCCTAAGGGATTTTGCGTATGAGCAAAAGGCAAAAATGGCGCAAATTGAGCGAATTATTGAGCAGCATATTATTACGGAGGAAGAAGATGTATCAAATTAAACCGATTGTATGGGGCAACCCTGATTACAACCAAGACCCAAATAAACCGCCTTACGGGGTTAAACCGCAGACGATTAAGTCGGATGATATACAAGAACTAAAGAAAAAAGTCCGAGAGTGGCAATATGAAAATGATGTAGGCGGGGGTAATTGGGGAAGTCCAGCAGTCTATCAGGACGGCAAAGTCTTGGGTTATATGTCTTATAACGGCAAGATATGGGATAAATCAGTTTGGGATAACAAAGCGAGGGAGGTCGCATGATTACGATTACAGAAGAGCAATACAGTAAATTAAGAGGTTTGTTGATGTATGCGGATTTTTATTTAGATGACTACCCTAAGCATTTATATCCTGAGCAATACGAATCAGATAAAGAAGAAATTACACAGGCTCAAGAAGTGATACAAGATATAGACGCAAGTCTTTTATTAACTACACCTAAATTTGAACCAGCATAGGAGGAAGTATGAATATCGGAGATAGAGTAAAGGTCATAGACCAAAACATTACAGGCACTATTGTTGAAGAATGGGGTAGTAAGGTCGTTATTGAGGAAG